AAACAAGAAATAGAAAAAATATGAAAAACACAGAACAACAAAATGCAGCGGAAATAATCCAACGCGAAATTATCCAAAATTTGCAGGACAAACGCAGATTTTGCGCCGCTACTGAAAGCAAGTTAATTTATACCGATGCGATTTGCACCGTGAAAAAGGCTTTTAAAATGGTGGGAAATGGGTAAGGAAAGAGAACATAGCCCAATAGAATGGTTTGCATTTGAGTTAAGTAAATTAGGGTTACTACCCGATAGACTACCTGATGACATATACAAACAAGCCAAAGAAATGGAAAAGGAGCAGATTATGAAAGCACATATTTCAGCAGGTGCGAGATTAGAAGATATTTCAATAGAAGCAGCAGAGCAATACTACAACGAAACATACGGAGGTAACAAATGAACGATTATCAAGAAGGATTAAAACGTGCAATGGAAGAAATGTACAACACTGAGTATAGTGAGGTGTCAACTCCATCAAACAAAAAAATGACTAAAAAGCAAGTTAAAGCAAGAGTAAAAAACAAACGTGCAAAACAAGCACGTAAAAAACAAAGGAGGTAACAAATGAGCAACGAAACAAACAAATCAGCGGTAGAACAATTAGCAATAGCACTTTACGAGAATGGATTTTTGCAAGGTGATGGAGATGGAATTCAAGAGATTGTGGAGATATTCAAAGAAATGGAGAAGGAAAAATTAAAAGATTCTTGGGTTAAGGGTAGTATACATTGGGGTACAAATAAAACATTTGAACAATACTACAACGAAACATACGGAGGTAACAAATGATAAAACTAATTTTAGCAACATTACTCATCGGAATGATGGGTGGTTGCACAGAACAAACAGTCCAGAAACAAGCAACCCAAATAGTAACTAGGGAAAATGCAAGTCCACTGAACATAATTATTATTGAAGGTTGCGAGTACTTAGAATACGATGGAGATAGCAGATATAGTCTTTGTCACAAAGGCAACTGTTCTAACCCTATTCACAAAGGAGGTAACAAATGAAAGACAAAACAATAGTAGAGTGGATTGAACAAGAAATGTTGAAAGGAAATTTAAGCCTAAAAGAAATACTTGAAAAAGCCAAAGAATTAGAAAAAGAGCGAATGATTGAATTTGGAGAATTATGTTGGAAAAACTTATTAAGGTCTGATGTAATAATGCGACCAAGAGATGTGTATAACGAAACATACGGAGGTAAGAAATGAAAGTTATAGGATTAATTAATACCGAGAAAATATTTGAAGAATGGGTAGATTCATTGCCATACAGTGGCAATGAGTTGCGTGATTATTTGGATACAATTCAATCATATATTGATTTTGTAGAATACTACAACAATAAAATACAAGGAGATAATAAATGAAACTTACACCGAAAGAACAAGCACAAGAGTTGATTGAAGAATTGAATTTTAATTGCAAAGAATGCGATAACGCAAAGATATCAGCATTACTTGTAGTTGATAAGATATTAATTTCAATACAAGATTTACCAGGAAATAATGTTAGGTGGGATTATTGGCAAAAAGTAAAACAAGAAATAGAAAAACTATGACAAATAACAAACAACAAACGGCAGTAGAATGGTATGATAACCAACTACGCAAAGTATTTAGCAATACGACTGAAGCATCAAATTTTAGCCACGAAGAACTTTTACAACAAGCCAAAGAAATGCAAAAGCAACAAAGCATCAATGATTTTGTTGCGGGTAATAAATTGGAGTTTTACGATGGTACAGAAAAAGAATGTGCTGAACAATACTACAACCAAACATACGTAGGTAACAAATAAATAAACTAAAATGGAATTATTAATAGAATTTATTATTGAGGTTTTTGACCAAGCACCAAGTAAAATAGGAGTTTTAGCAGGTGCAGTATTAGTTGGAATTATATTGTACATATTTTTATAAAAAGGAGGTAACAAATGAAAATAACTATTGACAGAATTAACGAAGAAAGACAAAGACCAATTGTAACAATTGACACAAAGTCTTGTAAGTATCCTAACGCTATTAGGGAAGCACTTGAATTAGCATTAAAACTTGATGGATTTACCGATAATACCATCAATGAAGTTTTTGGAAGAAACCAAGATTGTAAAAAGGAGGTAACAAATGAGCGAGAAAGAAGATAAAGTAACTGGGTTTATTTATGGAATAGGAACACTTATTATGCTAATTATTATGTTATTAGGTCCTATTTTATGGGCTTTAGGATACGGAGGGGACAAATGAGAATACTATTTGGAACACAAGACACAAGAAGTAATGACGATGACTTTGCTTTAACTCCTTATTTGTCCCTTGTCGTTGCTAAAGGTTTTCTTTTCAGGGTTTACGGAATTGCTATTTGCTGGGGGTTCTTCTCTTTTTACATAGGATTAGGATTCAATGTACCTAAATCTTATCCAACTTTCATGCACTTTCCCAAAGGAGGTAACAAATGACTGAAGATAAAGCATATTTAATATTACCTATACTCATATATGAAAAAAATGCAGATGGTACAAAAAAAATCACAATGGGTTGGCTAAAAAAAATGTATACTATAACATACGGAGGCAACAAATGATTAAAGATTTTACAAACCCACACGGGGAGATTACGCCTGACAAAACAGAGTTTTTCCCATCGGAAATACAAAAATTTCAAATAGTGCGAAAACATGGATTATTTTCTTTGTTCAAGGCTCAGGGAAAAGAATTTGTACTTTGCGAAATTCTCAACATGCACGGCCAACATGTACCCGCTATTTTTCAAACAATTACAGAGGCGGAATATGCGATGACGCGAATTGCATCAGCTACCGTGGTAAATTACTACACCGTTCAAGACCCGACACATAACCAAGACCCGAAATGAATAACACAATAACAAAAGCAACCGTAAACCAGCGCCAAGTTTGGCGCGTTTACTATCAGAAAAATAACGGAGTTTCAAAAGATTTTTCAACCGAAGATGAAGCAAAGTTTTACGCTAATTTGCCGTATTTTGAAACTGAAAAGTACAACGAGAGAAAGGCCTTAAAACAAGGGTTGAGAAAAGTTTTAATTAAAGCCCCGAAATTTGACGTTATGACTTGGAAATTTGACCACATCGAATATTGGTTTTATGAGTTGACTTATAATTATTCCCTAACACTTTTAATTATTTCACCGATTCAAAAGTGGAATTTTCGCAATGTTCACGGGCCATTGAGTTTGACAGTAAGCAAAACATTTCTTTCAAAACATTGCCGATTGGTGACTATTTTCCCAGGTACAATATGAAATCCAGCTTTTACCAAAACATAAACCACACCTCTAACGGCAAAACGCTGGAAATTACCGAAATTTTAGAGCGCATCAAGTCGGGAGAATTTCAAGATTTAACCCTTGAAGTTGCCAACGAAAAAGACAAAAAGAAACGCAATGAGCTAAAAAAATTAGCTCCATATTTTACGCCTTCTGGGGTTTTTGACAAACGCCAGGCATCTGGGTTATTACAGCACTCTGGTTTAATCGGGATGGATTTTGACAACCTTGATAATATTTCAGCAACGGAAATTGCATTGAAAAATGACCCGTATTCTTTTGCGGTTTTTCGGTCAATTTCTCAACGTGGTTTGTGCGTACTTGTGAAAATCGACCCATTGCGCCACCTAGATAGTTTCAAGGCCTTGGAGCTTTATTATTGGAAACTTTTGGGGTTGACCGTTGACCAATCGGGAAAAGATGTCTCACGGGCCCGATATGTAAGCCATGATGCAGATTTATACTTGAACCAAGATTCGAGGCAATACTTAGATTTAAGTATTTTGGACGCAATTCAAGGCAGCAAAAAAACAAACTCTGTTGCTTTAATCCCAGAGACGGATTACGATAAAATCATTACCAATATCCTAAAATGGTGGGATAGTCGTTACGGTTATCATGACGGGCAAAGAAACCAAAATTTGTTTATTCTTGCTCAGGCTTTTAATGAATACGGAATCGACAAAGACTATTGCATTGGCTATCTGCAGAATAACATTATTTCTGATGATTTCCCAATCAAGGAGCTTGAAACACTTATTAGTTCAGCGTACAGACGAACCAAATCGAATTCAAAGAAATTTGAGGACAAAAAAACGGTTGAAAAAGTCAAAAAAGCCATTAAGTCGGGCAGCCCTATTGAGCAAGTTGCCGTTGAGCTTGGCATACCAACCGAGCAGCTAGAAAAGCGAATTGAGGCCGATGAAAATAAGGCAAAATCACCAAAAGGCTTAGATATTAAAGCGGTTCAACTTTATATTCAAAAGTTAGGCATTAAACGAAATTTAGTCACTCGCATGTATGAGGATAAATATGGCAATGAGCTGGAGCAAAACGAACTCAACACGATTTTTGTTGAAGTAAAAATTAGATTTGAAAAGTTGTCGCGCGAATTATTTGATACGATTCTTTACTCGACCCTGACGCCCGATTACAACCCACTTTTGGACTACCTAAAAGCATTGCAGTGGGATGGACGCGATAGACTTGGCGCACTTGCGGAATCAGTCACAAGTAACACGGGTAATCCAGATTTTCGACAAAGAATGATTACAAAGTGGCTTTTTGGCGCGATTAAATGCGCGTTTGATGGAGAACCAAACGTATTGAATTTGATTTTTGCGGGGGAAAAAAATACGGGCAAAACCGAGTTTTTTAAACGTCTTTTGCCCGAGCGGATTAAGCGATATTTTGCATCATCTCAGTTGGATAATGGAAAAGACGATTTGATTCTCATGACTCAAAAGTGGTTTATTTTTGACGACGAATATTCTGGAAAATCCAAGCAGGATAGCAAGCGAATGAAAATGCTCCTTTCGAGTTCTGATTTCTCTTTGCGCGAACCATACGGCCGTAAAAACGTCACACTTAAACGACTTGCAACTCTTTGCGGCACCTGTAACGAGTTGGAAATTTTGAACGACCCGACTGGGAACCGCAGAATTGTTGTAATTGAGGCTACTGGGCAATTTAATTTTAATTTGTACAACGGCATTGACAAAACTCAGCTTTTTGCCCAGCTTGTAGATATGTACCGAAATTCTTATAATAATCACTTAACAAAAGCTGAAATTTCCGAGCTAGAAACTTACACAGCCAAGCAGTACAGCGAAGTAAGTATTGAAGAGGAACTTATTTTGCAGTTTTTTTCCGTGCCTTTGTCGCCAAGTTTTTCAGTCTGGAAAACGGCGTCCATGATAAAGGTAGAAATTGAAAAAGAAACCAATCAGAGGCTAAATTTGAGGCGTTTGGGTATGACATTGCGAACGCTTGGATTCCAGAGGTTAAGCAAAAAAGGCACTTACGGTTATTTGGTTTCGCTAGCTTCAAGCGTTACAAGAGCTGACGGAGATCAGATAAATATGGGATTGGATAACGGGGATTTTGGCCCTAATGATAGAGTTGACCCTTTTGCATTGCCATAGTTTTTATTTAACTCTAAAACAGAATTGCATAAAAAAGCCCCATAATCGGGGCTTTTGATTTTAAATTCTATTTTACTTAGGCTAAGCCGCTGTAATGTCTTTGCGGCCCCGGTTCTGGTTCTATCTTTTCACTCACCTTTAGTAACACCAAATATCCAATCAAATCGGAAATTACGTCCTCTGTTTCATCTTGCTGCAAGCTCCGCAAACGGCTCAATTTGTCGTCAATCCTGACGCGTATTTGCTCTTTTGCGTCGGCTTTTGAAAATACTCTGATAGGTTCTAATGCGCTATTTCCGTACTTTCGGTTTTTCTCTAAAAGCATGGATTTTATTTCGTCGCAAATTTGGGCAATAATTTGCTGGGCGTCTTGCGTGGTTTTCATGAATTTTTTTTATGTGGGTTGTACTTATTTGGTCCGTCATACTTTTTTGTTACCAAATGGTCAGTTGTCATCCATCTTTTGGCGCCCGTTGCAACGTTTTTTATTTCCCGTTCGCATTTTCCAAAGCCAAATGAGCGAACTCCGACTATTCTGTAATGCTCAAATTTTCCCGTTGGTGTTTGCGCCAAAAAATCAATTTCGCCCACACCAAGGTGTGAAAGCCCTTTGTAAGTCGCTGGCGTCATTTGTGGTATTGGTGTCATAGTTGTTTCGGGGGGAGGATTCGAACCTTCTACTGAAATAGTGCGCTTACCCTTACGCAAAGCCCCGAAAAATTGCCCGTACTTTCCGAGCTGTCAGGCTATACTTCATTGGTGCCACCCATATCTTTAATACCCTAATCCTCCCAATATTATCCGCAAGCAGGACAAACGGTTATCCATCCGCTTTCAGTTGGCTCACTTGATGCGACTAAGTCATTGCAGTTTTTGCACGTCGTAGCCCCGATAATTTCGCCAATTAACTTTTTAAATGCGGCCAAATCGCGAACGACATAATAAATAAATCCATGCTTAACTACCAATTCCATCCACTCCATTTGATCCGAACTTTGGCGACCTATTGGCGTTTTCATCTCAATCATGTAAGCGGTTCCTTTATAGTACAAAACCATATCCGAACGCCCTGGGATAAGTCCCAATCGTTTGTTTCTGGCTCCTTGCATTTTATCAGCGGAGTTGTTTAGGTTATAGCAAAGCAGACCTCTGTATTCTGGAAATCGATTCCAAAACCATTCAAAGCACTCCTGTTGTATGCGTTCTTCGGCGTTCATATTATTTTCTTGCGTTCACAAATATAACCAAAATTTTAATCAATAACACTATATTGTGTAATTTTAACGCAATTTTAAGTAAATTAGAGTAAGATAGTAAGAGAGTAGTAAGAATAAATCAATTTCTCTTACACACCGTAAACCCCTATAAACACTGGCCTCTCCATATAATCTAGTAAGATAGTAAGAGAAATATATATATATTTATATATAAATAGGAGGGAGTGATAGGGTAGAGAGGAGGACCAAAGCACAGAATTGCAAAAGAAAAAGTTTTATTTTTTCGTTTTTCTCTTACTATCTTACTACAAAATCGCTGAGGACGTTTCTGGAATATATGAATATCAATAACTTACGCAGTGTAAGAGAAAAGTAAGTGTTCTTACTTGGTTCTTACTTGGTAAAAACGCTAACTAATTGGTATTCAATAAAAGTTCATTTTTATGGGTATTGAAAAAAACGTGATTTTTTAAGTGTGAATTACAATACTATGACATTAAGTAAATGTTTTGGGTATTAATCAAGGCTGTTCAACTGGTATTCTTAACTTTGCCACAACCAACAACACGAATAAGTATGCCATCAATACCAAAGTCAAGGCCCAAAACCATACAACCAAAGCAAAAGAACCAGCATCAAGGCCGACAATACTACAACCCAAACTACAACACCCAGCGTTGGCGTTTACTGAGATTGGAATTACTGAAAATGAATCCGATTTGTGTCAGCTGCAATAAAGCACTGGCATCAGAGGCGGACCACATTGAACCTGTTAGAGTTGGTGGCGATTTTTGGAACCCTGACAATATTCAGATGCTATGTAAGTCATGCCATAGTTCAAAGTCAGCAAAGGAACGACACGAGAAAAATAAAAACCATGAATAAAGCGATTTAAAAAACTTTTATGTGTTTGTCGTGGTATTTGATACCCAAATCAATTTCAACCCCGTACGGGGGATAAAATAAGCCAGCATGAGCGATTTAAACCGCAATTGGAATCAAAATCACACATACGATAGGTTTTTATGATGTGGGGTTACGCATTTGAGTGTTATTTTTTGCGTTTTTTGCGTATTATTGCAGTAAGGAAAAACAAATTTACATGAGCGAAAACACAGAAAATACAGCGCCAGAGTTGGCTTTTACGCCACCCGAATACTTAAACGAGCGCGCAAGAGAGATATTTGAAAGGACATGCAAACTAATTGCACAGGAAAACAAATTGAAAGAGGTCGATTTGGATTTGATTGCCATGTACGCTGTCGAATTGGAATTGTACGAAGATTGTTGCATTAAATTGAGCGACAAAAAGTATCTTAATAAAGCGCCAAGTGGTTACGCTATGATTAACCCATTGGTAAATTTGCGCAATGGTGCATTAAAACATGCGCAAGAATTGGGCAAATTATTTGGCATTAGCGTTTACCATCGTGCTAAATTGCAAGGCAACCCAAAGGAACAAGCTAAAACAAAAGTATCAAAACTCAAAGTATTACAATTAAAATCCAAAGCATCATAATTATGAAACAAGAAAAAGCAACCGCAAAGCGCCAGGCGAATACAGCGCATTTTTCAAGTGGTCTTGACGCAAATCACACCATTGCCAAACCGAACGACATAATGCCAACGTCTGAGCAAACAAGCAAATCAAAACGCTTTTCAGTGCGCACGGTAAACGGAAAATTTTGCTTAGAAAATTTAAACGGAGAATTGGTTGACAAATTTGGCGAACCCGTGGAAACTGTCAGCGAGGTATTTTTTTACTACAACGAATATCGGGCATCAATGGCCGCAAGCTGGTTGAACGAGCGCCCGTAAGCGATTGGCATGGACGCGGCTTTTAAATATGCAAACAACGTAATTAGCGGGGAACTGCCAGCTTGCGAGTTGGTTAAGCTTTCCGCTTTGCGTTTTATTGCAGATTTGGAGCGGCAAAAAACCGAGGATTTTCCGTTTTATTTTAGCCAGGATGCGGCGGGTGTGGCCTTAGAGTTTATACAAAACTTGGTTCATACCAAAGGCGAATATGCAGGTCGTTTGTTAATACTGCAACCGTGGCAAGTGTTTATAGTTGCTAATATTTTCGGCTGGCTTCATGATCGCGGAGAACTAGAAAACAAAAGGCGGTTCACTTCGAGTTATGTGGAAGTACCTCGAAAAAACGGCAAAAGCACATTGGCATCCGCAATAGCTTTGTGTGGTCTTTTTCTGGACGGTGAACAAGGTGCCGAAATTTACTCCGCTGCAACCAAGCTAAGCCAAGCGTCTATTGTTTTTGACGAAAGCGCACGGGCTTGTAAGTTGTCGGATATTCTAAAAGATGAAGACGATTTACGGGTTTACAATTCTGTAAATAATCGGGTAATCAAATATGGCGACAGTACTTATCGCCCTTTAGAGTGGTCTCCAAAAACACAGGACGGTTTAAACACCCACTTTGCAATAGTCGACGAATATCACGCGCATACATCGGACGAACTTTACAACTTGATTAAAAATTCGATGGGTGCCAGAACTCAGCCGCACTTACATACAGTTACAACGGCGGGATTTAATAAGCAATCCCCTTGCATGGCACATAGAAAGTATTGCATCAATGTTCTTCGTGGCATTGTGCAGGACGATTCAATTTTTGCGATAATTTACACCATTGACGACGACGACGATTGGCGGGATAGTAGCACATGGAAAAAAGCAAATCCAAACTTTGGATATTCGACATATCCAAGGCAATTCAATGAGGAGTTTACCAAAGCCAAGCAAAGCACATCTAAAGAGGTCGAGTTTAAAACCAAACTTTTAAACGTGTGGACTGATTCAGCAGAAGTTTGGATTAGGGATATTGAATTTAAAGCGGTGGAAGTTGAATCATTTGATGAAAGCAAGCGTATTGGCGAGTGTTATTTGTCGCTCGACTTGGCTTCAACATCTGACTTTTGCGCAATGACTTTGTTTTTTCCCGAAACAATGCACTTGTTTACAGAGTATTTTTTGCCAAGCCAAGCGGTCGAAATCCGAAATGACGCAACCGGGGACGCGATTAGGCAATGGGTTTCAGAAAAATTGATTCATGTAACGCCTGGTAACGTGACCGATTATGCTTACATCGAAAGCAGAATCGACGAACTCATGGGTTTATATCAAATTAAAGAAGTGAGTTATGATAAATTCAATGCTAGTCAATTAATCATTAATCTCACTTCACTTGGCTTAACTTGCTATCCTTGGCGTCAGGGATATCTATCAATGAACGCACCCACCAAGCATTTAGAAATTTTAATCAAGAACAAAGAAATAACAATCGAGCGAAATTCGTGCTTACGTTGGATGATGGGTAACGTTAAAATTACGCGAGATCCAGCCGACAATATAAAAATTGATAAAGCTAAAAGTGGCGATAAAGTTGACGGACCTGTTTCTATGGTCATGGCAATTGGTGCATGGCTCGAAAACCAAAAGCGCGACGATCAAGAGGAAGTTGGAGAGTTCTTTTTTCAGAAACTGTAATTATGTAAACCAATATGAACCACAAAGATTTTTTTATTGAGTATTACCGTCAAATACCTAGTTTTGACCGATACGAGGATGCTTACAATGCAACCGAGCAGGTTCATATTGGCATTTTTGGTGTCAGAAAATTCAAAAGTTACGCCGTTTTTAGGGCAACTTTGAGCCGATTTAACAAGATAAATCGCATTTGAGCGCCGAAATTGTAACAGCTAAAACCCTAATTATTGCCATATTTGCGTATAAACGCGCAATTCATGGCCAATCTTTTAACCCGTATATCACCAAAATCATTACAAGTTCAAGGCAAATCGCTGCAAAAACGCAACAGTTCAAGCCTTATTGCGCCCGCACAGTGGTTTATTGATATCCTTGCAAATTTATTCGGGAGCCAAACACAAAGCGGACAACCTGTAACGCCCGAAACGGCGATGTCAATTGCGGCGGTTAAACGCTGCGTTGGTATTATTGCCGATAACATTTCGGTCTTGTCTTTGAAGCTTTACGAAAGCACAGCGACAGACGGACGCGTTAGGCTTTTTGATGATGCTGCAATACGGGTTTTGCAAAATCCAAACTCTTATCAAACATCTTTTGATTTCATGAACTACTTGGGTATTTGCTTGGCATTTCGTGGTAATGCTTATGCTCAAATAGTTCGCGATTCCGCATACAGGCCCATTGAATTACACCCATTAAACCCCGATAGATGCGAAGTATTTTACAGCCCCGAAACACGTGGTTTGGGATTTACGGTAAACGGAGTTGAAGTTCCTTATGATGACATTTTGCACTTAAAAGTGTTTTGCAGTGATAACCCATACAAGGGCAAATCCCCGATTCAGCAACACGCCGAAACTTTGGGTATCACTTTGGCAGCAACAAACAGCCAGGCTAAATTGTATAAGACGGGAGTGTTGAAGTTTTTTATTAAGTCTGATAGAAAAGTTGAGGAAAACTCAAAAGCGGGGTTAAAGCAATCTTTGCAGGACGTTATTGACGGTCAAGACCTAAGCGCTGTTTTGCCCACTGGCATCGAACTTGAAAAAATATCAATGACACCACAAGA